AGCAGCTTGTTTATTTAATTGGTCTGCAACAAATGGATTATTACTAAGATATTTATCAGATTTATCATTATCTCTAACCATCTGAGAAATGCCAGCGCCAATTAATCCATAAGCATTAAACTCAGCCTTAGCGTTATCACGATACATTAAGTAAAGTGCAGATAAAATTGAACCAAGACCAATTGTTCTTACTATTTCAGCTTCTTTCCTTAATCCTCTTTCAGTATTATAAATACGATCAGAAAGAGAACCCAATGATCTATCATCTAATACATGATCTGGAATACTTTTAGAGGCTGTAACAGCTTTATGATTTATGTCAATTGAAGCTAATTCATGAAGTCTTTCATCAAGACCTTTTACATCGGGTTTTTTAACAATAGCTTTAGCGTTAACAAATTCATCAGCTAAATCATGCCTACCAGAATTCTTTAAAAGAATATAAGCAAATTCATTTGGTTTAGCAATAATTCCAGCATAAGTTAATGCACCCCAAGCCTCTTGGGGTTTCATTGTAGATAAACGTTCCATTAACGAATGAGGAAGATCTTTTTCTGTATCACAAACTCTAGCAATAGCACCTTCAATATGCAATGGAAGTTCTTTATATAAAGTAGATTTCTTTTCTACTTCTGCATGTTTATCAAGACGACCAATATCATACATTTCAGCAAGGTCAACGCTGAATTCAAATGCATCTGCGTTTGTTCTAGCAATTTTTTCTAATTGCATACCGGCTAAGAAAGCAGGTCTAGTTACTTTACTAATATCAAAAAATCTAGGAAATAAATTTTCAGCATAAACTTTACGACCATCAGGTAAAATTTGTCCCATTGCATTTTTTAAATGAGGACAATATTGAAGAAGTGTTTTATGTTTTGATTTGCAAATAGAACAACGATCCCAGGGTAATTTTGCTCCCATTGAAACAGCAATTAATTGATTACGATCAATCATTTCAGCCGTTTCTGGATCTTTCTTTCTATCTACGCCAATAATGAGAAGAACTGTTCTCATTCTTGGATTCCAAATAGCTTTCTCTACATAACCAAACGAAGGATCATATTCAATTTTATTTTTATGATGGTGGAAGAAATGAGCATCTTCAAATGTTTTATATCTAGCTTTAGGAGCTTGATTTACATTAAGGCGTTCATCTTTCTCAGTTTCTTCACCCCATACTTTAGTATTTTGTAAACCCATTAATGCGTCGTAAGGAAAATAATCATGGTTTTTATTATCGCCCCATGTTTCTCCATCACCCATAGCAGTAGTTAAAACATAGCTATGGCCTTCTTTACGAACCATATTCTTAATAGCTTCATCTACCTCTTTAGGTAGATCGCGTTTAGAAGCGGTTTTCGTAAATTCACTCTCTGACTCTAAGGAAAGAGAAATGAAATTATCGCCTTCTATATTAGAGTTAAAAAGTTTATACATTTATCGTCCAATCGCCATTCCGCCAATGCCACTTTGATAAGCTTTAAATTTTTTTACAGGTTTAACTGCGACTTTAGGAGCAGGTTTAAGCATGGCTGTAAATTTACCTAAACCTTTTTTAGCTAAATCACCAACTGATTCTTGTAAAGCTGAACCAGGTTTAATAGCAGATAAGGCTTCTCTAGTAGAAGTTATTGCGCTAATAACATCAGCCTCTTTTTCAAGTTCGCAAGCAAACTTAAAAAGATCTAAATCATCATGCTCTAAAGCTATCTGCTTAATTAAGTTCATTTGATTACCTATTAATATTGCTGTTGATATTGCTGTTTATTCTGATTAGCTTTATGAGCTAAATAACCGGCGGCAGCAATGCCAGCACCAATACCAACAGCTGCTTTATTCTTCATAGCAAAGTCTTTAGCTTTGCCTAAGAAACCACCAATAGAACCACTTTCAACGGAAGCACCAGGTGTAGGAATAGGAGTTACCTTAGTAGTTCTACCTGCAATTACCGCAGCTTTACCATTTGGATTAATAGTTTCTCTTAACTTAGCAGCAGATTCATGAACTTTGTTTTGAGCCTTTTGAACTCTAGCTAAAGCATCACTTTCACCTACTCTACCAATTTGAGAAGCGTGATAATCTTTAGCAGCTTTTAATTCAGCGACATTAGCAAGATGATTTTTATGTTGGCTAACAGCAGATCTACCTCTTTGCCAGCCATTAGAAATACCGCCTTTTAAATTAGCTAAATCTTTCTGAACAGCAGTTTGAGCATCGGCGCCAGCCCAAGCTAATTTGATTAAACTCATTTCTTTTCTCCTATGGGTTATAAGAACTTACCAAAACACTCACCTTGTTTAAGGTGAGTGTTTGACGTAAATTCTTACTCGGGATCAGGTTTTCTTACTTTACGATTAATGGCACCTAAAATACCACCACCGAGATCAAGTTGTTTTAAAGATTCTTTAATAGGAGTATCACCTTGCATACGGAGACTAGCTTGAGGATTAAATAAGGCTCTTAACGTTGGATGATTACGTCCCTCTTTTTTGGCATGAGCTTTTATTTGTTTATACTTACTAACGCCCTCACCAAGCTGCGTACCAGCAAGAATACCATCTAAAGCAGCTAAACCAGCAATATTTTTATTTTTTGTAGCGGCATAAGCAGCACCGCCTAAAGCAGCAGCACCCAAAGCAGCGCCAAGACCTCTACTAGCCCAAATCTTTTTAGTGTTATAACCTTCTGATTTCTTTGTCTTATGGAATTCAGAAGCAGCTTGCTTTTCAACCTCATAACTGGTTGAAGCTAATTTGATTAAACTCATTTCTTTTCTCCTATGGGTTATAAGAACTTACCAAAACACTCACCTTATTTAAGGTGAGTGTTTGACGTAAATTCTTACTTCTTCATCTTATCGTGTACTTTTTTACCAGCATAACCGGCAGCAGCTAAAGCAGCAGCAGCAGCAGCGGCACCTGCAACTTTAGGATGCTCTTTAATTAATTCCTTTAACTGCATACCTCTAAAGCCAGCCTCATAACCTATTTTTTTAGCCACGTCTTTTACGCTCTCTCTTACGCCAGCTTCTTTTTCAATATTGTAGAGTTCATTAGCATCTTCTGTTAATTCATTAGAAATATTGATTATGGCTTCAGCCATTTTATTAAGCGTTTCATCAGTCTTAACTTCATCGGCAAGATCAGCATAAATAGAAGCTACTTTATACATATCTTCGGCAATCTCAAGAGCTTCAACTAAAGCTGAACCATCTTCAGAAGCGGTCTTGGTTAAGCAAGAACCCATTCTTTCACCAAGTGAATAAGTATCAGCAGCTAAAGTGGCAAAAGCCTCATTATCAAGTTCCTGGGCAATCTTATACATTTCCTCGCCAATAGCAACGAGTGTACGAGACTGATCAAGAACATTAATTTCGTGAGCAATCTTTTCCATCGCTTCTTCTTCAGCAGTTTTTTCAAACTGCTCAGAAGTATTTTCTGAAGCGGTCTTTTCGACCTCTTCCGTGAGTTGTTCGATTAAAAGCTTAGACATTGAATGTCTCCTATAAAAAGGGTTTGGGTTACTTCTTGAAGGGTTTATTGATTAAATTTAAATGATCATTAGAATAAGAATAATCTGATGGTGATTGTAATGTTGATTTAAAATCACCAAATGATTTAACTCCACCAAGCAAATTACTTGCAGTTTCAAATCCGCTACTTCCACGCGGTCTATCTTTGCGCCCCATAGCATCAATTTCTCTAAGTTTACCAACTGTATTTACATCAACTCCACCAAAGGTATCGAATTGACGAATAAGTTGCGGAGCTACCATAGGGTCATTAGCTAAATCAGGGCTATGTCTAGCAATTACATCAAAATAAGCTCTAGCATTAGGAATTTGACGAATATCAGCATTAGCTTGTGAAATTGTATTAAATGATTCATTTAACTGACGTTCTTTCATCATTCTTGAAACAATACCACCACTACCTTTAGCAGCAGCAGCGGTTAAGCCTAAAAGACCAAAACCGATAGCTGCACCTAACGGACTGTTTAATAATTTACTTTCACCTACTATTTTTTCTGTAGATTCAATAATACCAGCTTCTTTTGTAATTTCAACTGTTTTGTTAGTAATGAAATTTGTTGCTTCTTCTGGTTTCACTTTATTCATTCCTTGTTTAAAAGTGCTGGCATAACCAATTGGCATCAAACCTCTTTTAACTGGAGCCGCTGCAACAAACTTAGCAGTACCACCAATAGTCTTAGCACCACCTTTTAAAATTGCTCCAGCTACATCAGAAATAATACCAGCTCTTTTTTCCATTAAAATATTAATAATTTTTTCTTTATGTTCAATTTGATTTTTTAAATTAGTTTTTTCTTGAGAATATTCATGCTCTCCAAGACCTTTATAATTAGCAGTTTTTTCTAAACTATAAAGCTTAACTGAAGCAGAACCAATTTCAGATCTAACCTTAGCAATGGCAATATCATATTCAGTAGTAGGAATTTCTTCATTTGCCACTTTCTCAAATTCAACAAATTCATTAAATTTAATAGCAGCAACTTTTTCTACTTTATCTGCAAGACCAATTTTTTCTTTAACGATATTATATTGTGCTACATCAAAAATCTGCTCACCAGTAGATGCAAATTTCTGAAGATAGCATGTCTTATTAGATTCTTCCACAAGACGTTTTGTTTGTTCAATATTAAGATTATTTTCCATCGCATATTTAGCGATAGAATCATTCATATCTGTACCATTGATTAGATATTCTGCTACTATTTTTCTTGATGCAATATCTAGTGTCATGTAATCATTCCGTTCCAGATAGTCTATTGTCTCAAACTTTTACTTTCTAGTCAATGATTTTCGAGATTAAGATTCATCAATCTGAGAATCACCTGGGTCTAATCTAGTAGATATAATTTGTTTTGTACGAACCATCCAGGGTAGTCTGCAATAAAGTGCAGAGTGAAAAGAATCGTCTGGTTGGGTATGAATGTATTTCATTTGTCGCAAACGATCTGAGTACTCAGAATTAATATTTAAATAATCTTTGCCAATATCTTCAAATTCAGACCATTGATACGGTTCAAATTTTCGTTCTTTTATTGCATTAAATAAATCTGTCATTACTTCAGTTCTATTTGTTACATATGTATTTCCATGTTCATCATAAGCAATAGCTTTTTTAATAATACTATGCCTAAAAGTAACGTATGTATATTCTGATGGTAACAATTTTCTCATTCTATCATTTAAGCCAAAACCAAAACCATAATCAGCGCCAATTATAAAAGCTTTAAAATCCATAATCGTTTTAACAATTGATGGAATAAGATTTTCAGGTTCAGCTTCTCTACCTATATATCTTTTACAGAATACAACTTTAAATTTTTCTTCAACAGTATCATAAAAGCCAATAGTTAAAATTGTAAATCCAGTATTACCACCACCCCAATCAATACCAGCATAAAACTCTTGTCCGGCATATTGATCAATAGGTCTAGTCCACATTGGACGATTAGGATTACAAGCTCTAATTAATTGATCTCTAGTCAAAGGTTTAGAACCATTATCATAAGATTCACCAAACACTTCATTCATAAGAGCGCCAGTGTCATAATTGCGAATCTTAAAGAAAAGGTCTTTCCAATCAATATATGATTTGTGAAGAATAACATATGGCATACGAAAACCTGCCATATCTGATTCTCTCGCAGAAACCCAACAACCTTGCTCTGCTATTAATTCATGTTGACATTTACGACACCAAATGCCAGGTTTATCTAATAAAACAACTTCAAGACCTAATTTGTTATAATATCCACAACCCATGCATTTAACATGCCATTCATTAGCAGAGCTAACATCCCACATAGCTTGGATATTATTATCCATTGTTTTAGGAGTGCCAGCATATCTAAACTGTGCATCTAATTTCTTCTGCGAACAAGCTTCAACAACAGGAAATATCTCTTTCAACATATCCTGTACTTCGTCGAAAGAAGTATCATTACTTGTCAAACCGCGAATACTATCAGCATCATGATAAGCAGATCTAAAATATAATGTTGTAAGATTTTTTAATCTTTTTTCTTCAATTCTAAAACCTTTAACTCCAGGGTAAAAGGTTTTTCTTAATAATGGAGAAGTTTCAAATACTTCGTCAATTTTCTTACGACTAAAAACACCAGTCTGTTTAAATGTAGGGGCAACATATAAGAATGATTTATTTGCAAAAAGACAAGCTTTGGCTAACATACCTCCAGCCATTGTAGTAGATTTTTCTACCTGTCTAGCTGTCATCATTAATGTACGTTTTACCTTACTATTTATAATTGGAAATATATAAGGTCTATGAGCGAAGCTCCACGGTTCGCCGTCTAGCTTCATGGTCCGTTGTATAAAATCTGTGTAACTACCAGTAAACTCAAATGCCATGAAACAAGTATATCATGACCACGCAAAAGGAACTAGTATTTTGTTATAATATATATGAGTGGAGATATTATGTCATCCACAAAAACCAATCCCCATTTAGATGGGTTTTGAAAGGAGTGTATGTGGCTTCTAAAAATGTCTTTTTGACAGAACGCGGCTATGGTAGTCAGCGTAGTGGGAATGCCACAATTATTTGTGGCTCTGAAGGGCAGATGCTTAACTTGCGTTTGCTCACTCTGCCGAATAAGTCTATCGGCGGAGAACTTATTATCGTTCCTCTTTCAGAGAGGAAGGATGGCTCAAAGTCATACATCAACTCGCAGGAGTTGGTATATGAAATTTCTCTGAATCGCAAAGGCTCCGGCGGCACCTTCCGCATCAGAGAGATTGACGCTTATACTATGAGCGTCAAGATCATGGAATCTGGATTCATTATCCAGAATTCCGATGGTAATGTAAGGTTTGTTGACTCGGATGGAATGCCGAGTTCAGAGACTGCGAATCAGCTTGTTCAAGGTAAATTATGGGATGCTTTTTCGGCGGCCTTTAAGCGATCTACTACAGAAAA